GTGGTCCGCTACCCTGGGCCGAAGAGCGGAGCCTACGACACGCTCGAAGGGAACTGCATCTCGAACGGGACGCTGCCCTCGCTGGCCTTCGGCTTCAAGAGCTGCTCGCTGAAGTGGAAGGTCGAGCCCCAGAAGAAGTGGGAGCGGGCCTGGCAGCCCGCCCAGGACGCCTGGGCCAAGGGCCTGCCCATCATCAAGGCCATCGGCTTCGACGCCTCTCCCAAGGACTCGAAGCGGTGCAGCTACGCGGCCGACAAAGTCGAGGACGATCCGAAATACCACTACTGGTATCCGCTCCGCGACTGGGGCTGGACACGCGAGGAGTGCATGGCCCAGATCGAAGCGGCCGGGCTCCCGGTCCCGATGAAGAGCGCCTGCTTCTTCTGCCCCGCGAACCAGGTCGAGGAGATCGTCTGGCTGACCGACAAACACCCGGAGCTGGCCGACCGGATCATCGCGATGGAGAACAACGCCAGGCCCAGGCTGAAGAAGATCGACGGGCTCTGGCGCAACGGGGTGAAGGGCACACGGGGCGGGATCCCGAAGCCTGGCCGGATGGCTGACTTCATCCACCGCTACCGGGGCACGGCCGAGAAGACCTGGCCGATCCAGCTCCCCGTGATTCAACCGACCAAGGAGGCCGCATGACCAGAGCCGTTGACCTCTTCGCTGGCTGGGGTGGGTTCACCCTGGGAGCGGAGCAGGCCGGAGTCGATGTCGTCTGGGCCGCGAACCACTGGCCCATGGCGGTGGAGGCCCACGCGCTGAACCACCCCGACACGATCCACGCCTGCCAGGATCTGACCCAGGCCGACTGGACCAAGCTCCCCGAGTACGAGCTGCTCCTCGCGAGCCCGGCCTGCCCTGGCCACTCGACGGCGAGCCAGCCCAGGCGACGGGCCTACCACGACGAGTCCCGCGCCACCGCCTGGGCGGTCGTGGACTGCGCCGAGGTGACCTGGCCGGAGACCCTGATCGTGGAGAACGTGCCCGCCTTCCGACGCTGGCAGCTCTACCCGATCTGGAAGAGCGCACTGCGCCAGCTAGGCTACGAACTCGAAGAGCACGTCCTCCGGGCCAGCCACTACGGGGTGCCCCAGCGCCGGGACCGGCTCTTCATCCTGGGCTCGCGGGTGGGGGCCCACATCACCCCCCGGAAGCCCTCGCAGGAGCCCGCCTTCGGGCCCTGCATCGACTGGGACGCCGGGGAGTGGCGACCCATCACGGTCGCAGGCAAGGGCGCTCAGAAGCGCATGGCTGCGGGCCACGCCCGGCACGGGGATCGGTTCCTCAGTCAACACACGACGGGCCACCGAGGCATCAGCCTGGACGAGCCCATCAGGACCATCACGGCCCAGGACCACTGGCTCGCGGTGGACGGAGATCTCTACCGCCCGCTCACGATCCGAGAGACGGCTCGCGGGATGGGCTTCCCGGAGGACTACGCCTGGCCAGAGAACGCCACGCGGACGGACTCCATCATCGGCCTGGGCAACGCAGTCTGCCCGCCCGTGGTCGCGGACATCATCAAGGAGGCAGCATGAACAAGACGAGAGCAGTGGTCACCTGGAGGCACCTCGGCGCTCACCCCCACCAGGGCCGCCAGCTCCACACCTGGATGGGCGAGTTCCCAACGGTGACCGAGACGGTCTGGGACCAGGAGCTGGACGACCAGCTCCAGCCCAGCAACTTCATCTGCCGGATCGAATCCTGGCAGCCGACCGGCAGCCCGGCGACCGTGGGGTTCTGGTTCCGGCTGGTCAAGCAGGGCCGCCACGCGGGAGGGCGCAGGTACTCGACCCACAAGACGCTGGCCCTCGCCCAGGCCTACGCCGACCGCTGGGCCAGGGGCCGCTTCTACTACCAGCGCGACGTCAAGTAACACGATGCAACATGATGCAACGTCAGCGTTGACACGACGGGATGACGGGTGTATTAGTTCAGTAGGATCTCTCTCTCATCGAAAGGAGGCCACCATGGCCGCACCGCTCTACGACGACCTCGGTCAGCGCCTGACGGACTGCTGCGCTGCCTACTCCACCTACGCGGAGTGCGGGACCTTCGACAGGCCCGGCGAGACGACTGAGATCCTCTGCTGCAAGAGCTGCTACCACCCGGTCGCGATAGGCCAGGGTGACGGCACAGAGTTCCGGCCCGGAGTCACCTCCGAGGCCTACTTCCGGGAGACGTTCCGCCGCCAGATGTGGCGGGACATGATCTCCCAGACCCGGCCAGAGAACTGGCCAACATTCTCTCGAAAGGAGACAGCATGAAAGGCATGATGCTTCACTGCGGAGCCGCGCTCGCGACCCGCACCGAGGTCTTCGAGGCGGCAACGCCCGACGAGACCGACACTCACTTCCCGGTGCCCCACGGGGCCCTGATCGAAGTGATCGAACGCCACGTCCAGGCCAGCGGATTCCACATCGCCAGCGAGGAGTACGGGCTCTGGAAGGATGGCAACCGGATGTTCGGAGTCTGGGGTCTGCAGAACGGGGCCCAGGTCGAACACGAGGACTTCCAGTTGGTGATGGGGGTCCGCAACTCTCACGACAAAGCGTTCAGCGCCGGGATGGCGGTGGGCAGCCGAGTCTTCGTCTGCGACAACTTGGCCTTCAGCGCCGAGATCGTGATCGCACGGAAGCACACCAGGTTCATCATGCGTGACCTGGACAAGATGGTGGCCGAGGCCAGCGGCAAGATCGCCCAGGCCCGAGTCAGCCAGGCCCAGAGGATCGAAGCCTACAAGGCGACGGACCTGGATGACGCCCAGGCCCACGACCTGATCATCAGGAGCGTGGACGCCCAGGTGATGGCCAACAGCTACATCTCGAAGGTCCTCCACGAGTGGAGAGACAGCGAGCACGAGGCGTTCGCACCGCGCACCGCGTGGTCGCTCTTCAACGCCTACACCCAGGTCTTCAAACAGACCAACCCGCTGGACCTCACCCAGCGGAGCGTCCGACTCCACGGCCTGATGGACATGGCCACGGACGCCTTCGGAGTGGAGGCCGGGACACCGGACTTCGGAGAGGGCCTGCGGAAGCTGGCCGGGATCGAAGAGGTGGAGGCGGTCGAGGTCGAGGCCGCACCGCTGCCGGAGCCCCAGGCCCGGATGGGATTCACCTTCTAACACGGTACGCCTGGCCGGGGTTCGACTCCCCGGCCGGGCCATGCAGGACCCCTCGAAAGGAGAACGAGATGAGGAAGGCACAACGGAAGGCTGCGGAGGATCTGATCGGCGCAGCGCAGCAGATGATCAAGGCCGTCGTGGATCCCAGCGGGACGGGCACCAGGCCCCCGCTGGGCTGGGACGTGAGCAAGCTCCAGTTCGCCGTGCAGGCAGCAGAGGGCGAGTTCGCCCAAACGGAGGGAGCCTGAGACGGCCCTCCGCGACATGAACCGGGCCCAGCTCGAAGAGACCCTGGAGGCCAACACCTCGGACGGCCCGTTCGGATCGGCCCTGGCCGAGGAGATCCAGGAGGCCCTGAAGTGGGTCTGCAGGACCTGTGGCAAGCCTGGAGCGGACATCGTGACCGACCGCTACGGGATCTACTACGGGACGCTCTGCGAGCCTTGTGAGAAGGCCAGCGGGATCGGGGACTTCGTCTTCGATGAAGCCTACGCGGGCGAACGACTCGAAGAGGACTACTAGCCATGGACAACATCGGAAGACCCTCGAAGGACCACCTCCTCGCGACCGGGAGGCTCGACAAGGTCCACGACGGGCTGGAGTGCGGAGGCATCACCGAGACCACCATGACCTCGGTCGAGGTCTGGCAGTGTGGCCGACCGACCAACCAGTGGCGGCTCTACCGCGATCAGCATGGCGTGGATCGGGTGATCCCGGAGCCGAACCCCACCATCAAGGAGTGGCCCCAGGATGACTGACATACAGCGAGCTGGACCCGTGATCGGGATCGTGCGCCTGGAGAAGTCACGCCACCCAGACCTGGACCCGGTCAGCTTCGCGACCATCGACGGCGACCGATACCACCAGGTGCAGGAAGGCGTGGTCCTGGGGGACGACCTGGTGCTGTGGGAGGAGGGCGACAACTCGCGGCCGATGGCCTGCGATCTGCGCTGGGTGCTCCAGCAGGCGGCCGGGTACATGACCGGCAGCCAGGAGGGCGTGACCCGAGAGGGGGCGGCCGAGCCGACCCGCCAGGAGGAGAACGAACGCTACGGCGAGGGGGGAGTCCTCGACGCCGAAGAGGACCAGGCCCACCTCGACCGCCAGGCCGAGGAGGAGGAGTGAAGTACGACCTGAAGAAGCCGTGCCACTCCTGCCCGTTCGTGATCGCCCACAAGTTCCCGCTGCGGCCTGAACGGATCGAAGAGATCCGGGACTGCCGGGCCGAGTTCTCGTGCCACAACACCGTGGATTACGACGGCGACGAGGAGGTCTACGACGAGGAGGGGGTGGCCAACCCCTACCGCAGCACCAAGGGGGAGAAGCACTGCATGGGCCACCTGATCGTCTGCTGGGCAGACTGGGGTGGGTTCGACCAGCTCCAGGCGATGTCGGCTCGCGCTGGGCTGTTCAAGCCGGAGGAGCTGCCGACACCAGAAGAGGCCGGGGTCTTCGAGACCTGGGACGACATGATCGACGCTAACGAGGAGAGCTGAGATGGCGAACACGAAAGACGGTGCCAGATTCATCCACGAGGAGAGCGGGCTGCGCGAGTTCATCAGGAAGGGGCTCGTGGACCAGCAGGGCCTGGAGGACGACCTGGTGCAGATCGCGATGAACCGCTGGAACGACGACTTGGATCCGGTGGGCCCCTTCGAGCACGGTGTCTTCGCCGTGATCGTGAGCATCTTCGAGAAGATGGAGGAGCAGCAGGCCAATGACGACGACTGAGCGAGTACGACCTCACAGAGACATGACGGGCGAGGAGCTGACCACCTGGAGGCAGCAGCAGGCCGGGGACTACGCCTACGCCAGGAACCAGCGCCGACCCGGCTGGAACCAGCGACGGGCGGCCCACTGGTACGGGGTGAGCGAGCGCCAGTGGCAGCGATACGAGAACAGCGAGAGCCCGGTCCCGCTGTCCCTGGTGAAGAGGCTGATCGCATACGAGACGAGCTTCGACCAGACCGTGGACCGGCTCTTCGACACCACGCCCACGCAGCTCGAAGACCAGGACGGGATCTTCCCCGAGCTGAAGGGCCGATGAGCCGCCTCTTCGAGTGGGCCTGGAAGGTGGTGGGCCGCGCTGGCGGGATCGCCCGGTGGATCTTGGTCCTGGGCTTCCTGGCCGCAGCCGCCACCCCGGCCGAGGCACAGACCCACGCCCGCCTGACCTCGAAGACGGTCTCGGGGGACACCAAGACGTGCTACTACAAGGCCAACGGGAACGTCCACACGAGGCTGGTCGGGAGGTCCAGGCCCTGCCCGTTGAGCATCCCGATCCGGGAGCCCCTACCACGGCCCAGGCCAGACTGACGCGACATCCCAGCCCCCCGGTTGCGGGAAAAAGTTTTCGGACATATTGTGGTGGCTCGAAAGGGAGCGAAAGGATGAAGTACAGGATCCACCTGGGCCGTCACGTCGGCCGGGGCAAGACGATCATCGACGCTATCGGCAAGCTCATGCTCGAAATCCAGAAGCATGGCACCAAGAGCGAGACCGAGTCGATGGCCCGCTCCATGATGGGGATTGTCGAACTGGGCACCCGCCTGGATAAGGCCTGGGACGTGAGCACCGGGCTACCTGAGGAGAGAAACTGATGGACCGAGTCAGATCATTCACAGAGCGCCAGATCCTGGAGTGCCTGAAGGCCCCCGAGCCCCAGACCGTCCGTGACTTCGCGGCCGTTGGGCTCACGCGCAGCCACACCCTGAAACACGCGCTGATGGACCTGGAGCGGGACGGCCTGATCGTCTCCCGCCTGGAGGGAGCGAGCAGCCCCCTCCGCACCTACGAGCTAGTCGCCCAGTGAACAACGAGAGTGCCTGTGGGGGGCCACCGTGTCAGAGTTCTTGCGATTCGCTGGACGGTGGAACTACGGGAGGCGGCCACATCCAAAGCGATGGCCTCCGGGTTCGAGTCCCGGCCTCTCTATCGGGAGCAGAACGATGAAGTGGATCACGCTGAACGAGGCCGCTGAGTGTACCGGCTTCACGCGCCAGTGGGTCCAGAAGAGGATCGCGGACGGCACCTTCAAGGCCGAGAGGAAGGGCACCCGAGTCCACATCGACGGCAACTCCGTGCAGGACTGGATGGTGGCCGAGATGGACCTGATCCAGGAGCGATGGAAGTTCTACTATCACCACCTTCCCAACGGATACCATGGCAAACCGAAGACCGATTAAGAAGTCCCCGGAGCAGATCCGGGAAGAGTTCCTGGCCCGACGTCGCACCGGCATCGGGGGCTCCGACGTGGGGGCCATCATGGGCGTCAGCCAGTACGCGGACGGCCTGGACGTCTACCTCGACAAGGTCGATCCCCCACCCGACTTCGATAACCCTGCGATGGAGCGCGGCCGTTACCTGGAGCCCGTCGTCTCGAAGATGTACGAGGTGACGTCGGGCCGCCGCCTGACGCACGGCAAGTTCCGGCGCGACCAGAAGAACAAGTTCCTGATCGGCAGCCCGGATCGGATCATCAAGCCGACCGGCCGGAAGCCCTACGCGGCCGACGTCAGCAGCCCCGGAGTCCTGGAGATCAAGACGGCCAACCGCTACGTCCTGAAGCAGATGAAGGAGGGGGGTCTGCCGAAGAGCTACATCCTCCAGCTCCAGCATTACATGGGCCTGAGTGGCACCACCTGGGGGGCCTTCGCGGTCCTCTGCGCTGACCCCTGGGAGTTCCTCACCTTCACCGTCGAGTTCGATCAGGAGCTGTACGACAGGGTGCGCGAGGTGCTCCAGCGATTCTGGGTGGACCACGTCCAGGCCAAGGTGCCACCGATCCCGAAGCCCATCGACTACGGGGACACCGACGAGGTCAAGGCCGACACGGCCGTCACCATCTTCGACCCCGGCAGCACCGGCCTGGTGCAGTGGGAGAAGAGCGTCGATCTCTTCCGCGAGGCCAACGCGATGCTGAAGCTGGGAGCCGAGGCGAAGGAGTTCGCGAGGGCCCAGATGATCGAACAGATGACGATGGGCAAGGGGATCTACGAGGGAGGTGGGGCGAGGGTCCACTACCTCCAGAGCAAGGGGCGCAGGTCGTTCCAGCAGCGCGAGCTGCGAGCGATGCAGCCGCTGGATCCCATCAAGATGGGGTCGCTGCTCACCGAGGCAGGCCTCGACCTCGACACCATAGAGACCCTCTTCGAGAACGCGACACTCAACCTGGACGACTTCGTGAAGGTCGGGAAGCCGTTCGACACCGTGAGAATGTACGACAGCAAGGAGCTGATCTGATGGCTGCAAAGAAAGAGACCAAGAGCCTGGTCCAGGTGATCGACACCCAGGCCCACAAGATCCGAGAGATCCTGCCCGAGGGACAGAACAGCGAGAAGGACGCGGCCCGAGTGATCCGGCTGGCCCGGCTCGCCATCGTCCGCAACCCGAAGCTCATGGACTGCACCCCGATCAGCGTGGTCGAGTCGATCATGGTGGCCAGCCAGCTAGGCCTGGAGATCAACAGCCCCATCGGTGGCGCACATCTCGTCCCTTTCGGGAAGAAGTGCCAGATGATCCCCGACTACCGGGGCCTGATCCGGCTGGCGCTGAAGAACGGGGACTGCGGAAAGCTCGTGGCTCGCGAGGTCTACGAGGGCGATATGTTCCACGTCATCCAGGGGACCACCGAGATGATCGAACACGTCCCGCTCCTGGGTGACGAGCCCCGAGGTGACGACAACATCAGCGGCTTCTACGCCGTGGCCACCCTGGCCAACGGGCTGACCGTCCACGAGTACGCTCCCCGAGGAGACGTGGACAAGATCCGGGCCCGCTCGAAGGCGGGCAGCTCCGGCCCCTGGAAGACGGACTACGCAGCCATGGGCAAGAAGACCATGATCAAAAGGGTCCTGAAGTGGCTGGACCTCTCCCCTGACCTCGCCATGGCCATTGAGTACGACAACCGGGGGGAGACAGGCTACTCGACCTCCACGAGCGACAGGGACACCGAGGAGACCGTCGAGGAGGACATGAAGGAGCAGGCCCAGCAGGCCCAGAAGGAGCTGTCGGAGAACCTGGACGAGGCCCGTCGTAAGGAGCTGATCGGAGAGCCCCATGATTGAGACCATAGGCATGACCCTGGTCGGGCTGGCGGGGGTCGCGGTGATCGGGCTGCTGATGACCCTGGCCGGGGGGCTCCTCGGATACATCTGGTCCGTCCTGGTGGATAGACCATGAAGCTCTGGCAGGTGCTGCTGCTGATCGCCATCGTCCTCCTGGCCGGGGCCTTTCTCGTGTCGCTGTTCTTCATCGCGACCGGGCCCCGGATGTGATGGAGCCAGACGCGGCATGGATGGACCTCTCAACCCTGGCTGACCTGGGCGGGGTGCTGCCTATCATCTCCTACACGGAGCGGTGGGGCTGGCAGAACGCGGAGGTGGCCGACTTCTTCGCCGCCCTGGAGAGGCACGGCCACCTCCGGGCCTACGACAGGACGACCTGGTGCATCACCTACCTGATCCAGGATCCAGGGCTCACGGAGGACTTCGAGGTGGTCTGGAAGATCTACCCGAAGAGGGTGGCCAAGCAGAAGGGATACCACGCCTACTCAGCCACGAGGAAGGGGCGCAACGGGAAGCCTGGGGTCACGGCCCGGCTCCTCTTCGAGGCCACCGAACGGTACGCCTTCGCCCGCGCTGGCGAGGAGGGTGAGTTCACGCTGAACCCGGCCACGTTCTTCGGGCCCGACGAGCGGTGGAAGGAGAAGCACAAGCCGAAGACCAACAGCAAAACGAAGGGGACGCAGGGATGGAGCAGACCGACGAGCAGGGACCTGACGAAGGCCCCCCAGGCTGGCACGGCGAAGAGCCCTGGCCGGAAGAAGAAGACGCCAAGTCCGAAGCCGCCTCCCAGGCCGAGGAACCCCCGGAAGAAGAGCCCGCCGAAGGACGACCCACTGGGCGATCTGTAAGCGTCCAGCTCTCCGAGGAGCAGGAGCTGTCGCTCACCAAGTACCGGGAGGAGCGCCACCTCGCGGAGCAGGACACCCCGCCCTACGTCGATGCCCTCGGGTACGAGCTGGAGCTTCTCAACCGGGCGAAGCTGGAGTGGACGTCAGACATGGTGCTGACCACCCCCTACGAGGCGTGGAACCGGGTGTGCGGGGACGAGGGTGGGCTCACCGGGCTGGCTAGGGGCTGGCACGTCATGGTGGCCGGGAACACCGGGATGGGGAAGAGCCTGGTGGCCATCAACCTCGCAGCTCACGCGGTGAAGAGCGGGGAGAAGGTGGGCATCATCAGCCTGGAGATGAGCAAGCCCCAGTTGATGACCCGCTACCTGGCCATCCACACCGGCAAGGAGATCAGGAAGCTGGAGTGGGGGCCACGGTACGACGAGGCCGTGGCCCTCGAAGCGAACGCGCTGGTCGAGGAGAACCACGAGGAGAAGGGTGGGATCCTGATCACGAACGACCGGCGCGTCTCCAACCTCGAAGACATCATCGCGTCGATGCAGTACCTCCACGAGTACCGGGGCGTGACCGCCTTCGTGACGGACTACCTCCAGCTCGCCTGGACCGGCAACGCTGAGAAGATGAGCGACCGGATCACCGAGGTCTCCCACGCCATCCAGGGCACGGCCGCCGACCTCTCCGTGGTGTCCATCGGGGTGAGCCAGTTCAACCGGCAGACGTCGGGTGCAGCGGAGAAGCCCAAGGTCCAGGGGATGATGGGCGGCAGCGCCCTGGAGAACGACAGCGACCAGGTGCTGCTGCTCGACCACACGACGTACAAGGAGACCGGCATGAGCCAGGCCATGATCAAGCTCCTGGTCGCGAAGAACCGACACGGGAGCTGCGGGGAGATCCCGCTGATGTGGGACTACACCACCCTCCAGGCCAGGCAGACCGACGCCCGCGAGTTCGAGCGTGATGACTGATGCACACTGACTGCGACTACCCGAATCTGTGGAGGGTGACCTACGACGGCGGGGCGACGTTCATCCCGGTCTGTGAGGTCTGCCATCGGTTCGTGAAGCCCGACAAAAAAGTGTTCTGTGGCGATGGGGGACTGAGCCCTTTGCCCAACGCGACGTGCAAGAAGTGTGGTCGCACGAGGATGCACTTCGAGGGATTCATGCCGTCGATCCACAACCAGGCCGATGACTGACCGACGCCTGGGGCACGGGGATCAGATCCCGCTGATGAAGATCCCGCCGCCGCTGGAGAAGGCAGAGCAGCGCCTGATCATCGACCTATACGAACAGGTGGGGCTCGTCGTCATCCAGTTCAGCCAGCCCTTCAGGGCCACCCAGACCGAGGGCATCGCGGACACGCTCATACTTGACCCCAAGCGCCAGGCCTCGTGGTGGCACGAGGTAAAACGTCGCCAGGGCCCCGAGTACAAGAAGGTGAAGAGCGTTCAGTCGCCGCATCAGAAGCAGTTTCAGGCGTGGGTCGAGTCGGTGGGGATGCGCTACATCATAGGGCCGCTCTCAACGGCCAGCGAGGAACTCTACGAAAGGGGAATCATCAGATGATGCCGATTCAAGAGATGCGGCTGCCGCCGCAGGTTGCAGACACCCTGGCCCACGGGACCAAGGCCTACCGGATGGGGGAGTGCGGGATCTTCGTCTCCCAGGAGCCTCTGGACCTGGTCTTCCCGAGACGCTGGCACCTGTCGATCAGTTGCCAACGCCGCTACCCGACGTGGGATGAGATCGGCAGGGCCCGAGACTCACTGCTGCCCGACGACGTCTTCATGTGTGTGCCCTTCCCGCCGCGAGCCCACTGGATGTCGATCCACCCGAACTGCTTCCACCTCTGGCAGTTCCGGGACGACAACCTGGAGGCGCAGATGAAGCTCGAAGGGGAGCAGGCGGCCGAGGACGGGAAGAACCAGCCGGAGCCGGAGTTCCGAGGATGACCACCAACGGACAGGGGGACTTCTTCGATGGCCAGCCCCCCGAGGACGGGTTCACCTTCGAGCAGCTCCTGGCGCTGGAGCGAGTGCCGGTAGCGAAGTGCCCCTACTGCACCAGGACACTCAAGGTCTACAAGTGGAAGCTGGGATCCTTTGCCACCTTCCTGATCTGGCTCTACCGAGCCCGCACGAGCCCGGAGGAGTGGCTCCACATCAGGAACTGCCCGAAGGAGATGAGGATCGACGGTGTGGACGTGACGATCTGGAATGGTGGGGGCGACTACGCCAAGCTGGAGTGGTGGGAGCTGATCGAAAACAGGCCCCTGGATCCTAAGTCCGAGCAATCATCCAGCGGTCAATGGCGGATCACACCGAAGGGAGTGCGGTACGTCCGCAACGAGCTTGCTGTCCCCAAGTACGCCTTCTACAGGCCACCGCTGGAAGTCCTCGGGTGGCACGAGGACGTGATTATGATGGCCGAGTCCATACCAGCCTACTTCAACTATCGGGCCCTGATGAGAGGAGAGTGGTGACCATGTTTGAGAACCAGATCAGAATCCTGCACGAGCCGGAGCTGCGTCACGTCCTGGCCCACCTGTCCCAGGCCATCGAAGCCGTGGCCATGGGGCAGCCGCTCCTGGCCCAGGCCGAACTCGCCAGCATTGAGGGCCTTGTGTTCTACGAGGATGAGTCCCAGGCTGAAGCCATACTACTCGCACGTCAGGAGGGGCAAGATGGAGACCAGGGCCAAATGCACGAAACGGAAGGGACCGAAGCGGAGACCACCCCGGAAGGGGAAGTAGGCGAAAAACGAGGCCCTCAGTTGCCGCCTGACGGGCCTGGGGGGTCACCCAGGTAGTCTAGTGACCCCTCTTTTTGTGCTCGTGGGGCTCCACGTTCACATCCACATCCACGTCCCCATCGTTGTGGATGTCGGCCGGTCGATCCGCGATCCGCTTCACCTGCCAGGCCATGAACGCAGCGATGATGACGAGCGCACCCTGGCCGACTCGCACCAGGTTGGAGCCCCCGCAGGTGTTGCACTCCCGCTCCGCGATCTCCTGACGTAGGCCCACCAGGTTCGCGTTGAGGTTGGCGATCATCGCACTGTCGGACATCACCGTGATCTCGTTGGTGATCTCCAGCGGTGGGAGGTTGATCGTGTTCTCCACGACAGGTGGCACCTGAGGGATCACGATTGGATCCTGGCCAGCCAGTTGCCCGACCCAGAGGACTCCCGTGACAAGCAACAGGCTAAAGCTCCTGGCGCTCCGTAAAGTCTGTGGGCTATACCTCTGAATCGGGCGCATGATCATTCTCCGGTGTTGAGTGCGTCGAGGACCCAGGCGCTCGACTCTCGGACGAGCTGCCAGACCCGCTCGCCCACGTCGGGCAGGAAGACCAGCAAGGCGACGATCACCAGGAACATGATCAGCATCAGCTTCTGGGTGCCGCTGACGTTGTCGAAGAACTTCATGGCTCACACCCTCACCTCGAAGTGCGGCAGATCGTGGAACGTCTGGTCCTCCAGCTTCCGGTCGCCGTCCCAGTCACCACCCCACCGGATGTCGATCTCCATCTCCTCGGCCGTCCCGAGGACGAAGCCGCCGAAGTAGTACCACCTCGCCACCTCCCTGACGTAGCCCTCGACCAGGGCCATGACCTCGGCCTCCTGCTCGCCTGTGAGCTGCCCGGCCACGCTCTCTATACGGGAGAGCAGCTTCTGGGCCTGGGGCCAGGAGAGGGGATCTGGTGCAGCGTCAACGGCTTCCGCGAGGTCACGTACACCCTCCCCCGTGATGTGCTTCGAGTTCATCGTCTTGCTGACGCCCTTGGCGACGTTCTTCTCCTGCTGCTCGACGGTGCGCTCGGCCTCCAGGATGGTGTTGGGGAAGTTCTCGCCCACCCTCTTCATCAGGCGCTGCAGCTCGTCGTGCGCCGTGGCCAGGCGGGCCAGGCTCGTGGCCCCGTAGTTGTTGCCAGCCATCAGCGTCTCTGGTTGGTGAGCTGTCGGATCAGGGCCGCCCGGTTGACGTCGTCAATCCTGGGGCTGCGCCTGGGTGGGATCCCGGTGTTGACCACGGCCGCCGCGTTGGCCCGGCTCATGCCGCCATCACGGAACTGCCGGATCACTTCCTGCGAGGTGAGCCCGTGGCTGTTGATCGCCTTCAGTGCGAGCTGGTGGGCGTCCGCGAAGACCCTGGCCCGAGACCGCTCCGACCGATGGAAGGCCTCCGTCAGCTCCTCGTCCGTGACGGTGCCCCCACGGTTGGACACGCGGTTGAGGATCCGGTTCGCATCGTTCAGCCTGCGGTCCATCTCCGTGGTGCGGAAGCGCATGGCCTGACGGACGTCGGTCTTCTGCAGCCGGTGCCCTGTGACGACGGCCAGGAACTCCGTCGTCGCGTCGAACTCCTGGCCGAAGTTGTTGGTCTCCTGGTTGATGCCCTTCGCGATCCGCCTGGCGCTGGCGAAGGTGCCGGGCTCTATGGCACCCCACAGGTGTTCGAGGATGGCGAAGGCCTGGTCCACCTTGTGGTCCTCCGGGTTGAAGACCTGGCCGCCGGAACGCTTCAGGTTGCTGTTGATCTCCCCGAGCTTCCCGAACAGGATCTCCTCCCCGATGAACGGAGCAGCGGCCTGGAGGGTCGCCTCCAGGAGGGCCTCCTCCCAGTCGCCCTCGCCCGAGAACAGCCGCCGGAGGGGGTCACGCAGGTAGCTGTACGGATCCGTGTACGAGAGGTCGATGATCGAATAGACCCCGTCCACTGGCGGGCTGGTGTAGATCAGCGAGCTGTTCTCCTGCCACGGGGCCAGGAAGGGACGCAGATCCTTGTCCTGCTGGGCGTCCACGCCGTTCTTGAAGCGGGACGCTGCCGACGCCGCGTAGACGCCACCGGCCGCGACGGTGAGCCCGGCCATCCGGGTGGCCCCGATCTTACGGATCTCTGGGTTGGGAGAGCGGACCTCCTTGATGGCCAGGCTGATCGTGTGCCAGCCGGTGCGGAACACCTCGGCCGGGAACGAGACGAACGAGCCCATCAGGATGTTCTTCCGCAGCGCCTGGACCCCGGAGGAGATCATGCCGTAGTTCGGGTAGGTGTTCCTCACGATCCAGGCTGCGGTCTCTTCGACCTCGGCCTCGGTGGCGTTGGGCAGCGCCTTCCTGTACCGGGCGAACTCGTTCTCGAACGCGACGATCTTCCAGAGGTCGTCCTCGGCCCGGTAGATCGCGGTGGCTCCCTTGATGAACCCCCTCATCCCCTTGGAGAGCAGCCCCTCGTCGGGGCTGATGTTGTCCAGCCCCTTCCTGGAGGCGTCCCTCATCACGGCCGCCAGCTCTCCGGCGTGGGCGCTGCTGTCCACGACACCGAGCATCTGGATCCGCTTGTAGTACGACTCCCACGGGCTCTCGCCCGGCAGCAGGCCATCGCGGAGCCGGAGCCTGCGCTCGTTCTTCAGCCTCTGCGCGGTGCTCTGGGCCCCGGCGCGGGCCTGGACTTCGATGCCGACCTTCCCGGCGAGGAACCGCTTGGTCAGCCGCCCTCCCCTGCTGATGCCCGTGCTGGCGTTCACGGCCTGGATCGCCCGGCCGAAGTGCTGCAGCCGCCAGTGTCCGTTGGCCGTCGCGAAGCCAGCGTTGCCGATCAGGTTCCTGACGTGGGTCATCACGGACATGACCGTCTTGTCGAGCTTCACGACGGCGTTCGCTTTCAGGTAGGCGCTGTAGAGCCAGTTCTTCTGGCCAGGCACATCGAACTCACGCTTGAAGGCGTCCGCGATCTCTCGGGTAGTGAAGAGACCACTGAGCGGCTCCATCACCTTCGAGCCCTTGGCCGCGATGGGCACGATGAAGGAGCCGTTGGCGTTGGTCGTCTGGACTGTGTGGAAGAGGCCGTTCGGGTTGTCGGCTGTCGCCTTCAGGCTGTTCTTGACCTCGGTGAGGAAGCCGTGGCTGGAGAGGTCGCGAGCCATCTGCGACACGCTCCTGGCGTAGCGCAGCCTGACGTCGGTGTGCTCCCCCATCAGGGCCCGGATGGCGGGGTGGATGTCCTTCCGCTTGATCAGCATCGACAGGTTCTTGGACCCGAGGGTGCCGCCGGTCAGGAACTGGAGCGGGCTGTCCACCTGCTTGTCCAGGATGCCTTCGATGAGCCCCTGGAGCTGATTCTCGTCCAGGTCTGGGCGCTCCTTTCGCAGCCAGCTCCTGGCCCTGTTGACGATGGGCTTCGGGATGTTCTCAAGCTGCCAGGAGGGGGTGTCGAACACCTTGTAGGATCGGCTGAGATAGACGCCCAGGTTGTCTGCGATCACGGCGGCCAGGTCACCCTCGACCATGCCCGACTGGATCATCTGCTGGGAGAAGCCGTCCACCCTCTCGCGCATCTGCCTGACGATGGGCCGGAGCGGTTCCGGGATCCTGGACAGCGGGATCTGGCCACTCAGCGCAGCGTTGAGCCGACGCTTCTGGGAGGTGTTCATGTTGGGTGTGCCGTAGGCGTCCCGCAGGGCGTCATCGAACCGGCGCAGCGTGAACGTCATGTCCGTGATCTGAGCGCCGAACCACCCCTGGGACTTCAGCAGCAGCCGCCAGGCGCGGTGGGGGAGATCGCCAGGAGCTGTGAAGTTTCTCTGGAGGAAGGCACCCACTCGTCGCCCGGCTGCAGCGACGTCAACCTTCAGGGCTCCGGCCTTGGCACCGAGACGTCCTCTGGCCAGCTCCTTGCCCATGTTGAAGAAGCCTCCACGTCCGTTGGCCTGGGTGCCCTCGGGAGCCTTCGGTGGGATGGGATCCGTGACTCGCCTGGGGACTACCTCAGGGGCACGGGATGGGCCCTCGGCCGGTGGGGTGTGCTTGACCTCTACCTCAGGGTTATGAAGATCCCCCTGGGCGGCCCTCGCTGGTGCTAGTCGTCCAGCTTGCCCATCTCCCGCAGAGCGCCCTGGATCCCGTTGTGTATGTTCTGGGCTTCGATCTCGTCCCAGTCCACCCTCCCCAGTGCCGGATCGACGTTGCCTGGCGGCCCCTGCCTCTGGCTCGCCGGGAAAGAGGAGTCGTCCGTCGGGGATCTCTCCCCCGCTCGCGATGAGCCGGGGGTCCTGTCCTTTCGGAACGTCATTGGAGTACCTCTGGTGGGATGTGAAGAGGCCTGACTCGACCGCTTCATGGTACATCGCAGTAGGAGCGTCACCTACCTCATCTAAAATATACGCTTCCGGTATGTACTTGTCACTGTTTTTGAACCTCAGATAGGCCCGACGCGCTGCCTCCAGGGGCGGGATCTCGTTCAGCACGATGTGGACTTCGTAGCCAGCCTTCCGCAGGTTGGCCGCCTCGTCTATGACGTGTCTCCGGCTCTTGCCGATCATCGGCATGACGATGTTGTCCCCGCGCAGCAACGCCGCTTTCAGCATCCTGTTGTGGGCGAGGAGGGACGACTCCCTGTGGACCGTGCCCGCTGCCCGGCCGCCGTCGTGCTCTGGCAGGCCCTTCTTCCACTCGTCGCTGTCGATCAGCAGCCCACGGATCGCCCTCACAATCGGGTTCGAGATCGTGGACTTCCCGGCCGCTGGCGGGCCGGTCACCATGTAGATGATCCGCTGCCGCCTCACAGCTCCCTCGAAGTAGGCACCGGCCTTCTTCCGAGCCTCAATGCCGCCCCAGAAGCCCGCGTTGTCTTCGGCCGTCAGCCTCGTGTCGATGGGGTCGTGGACCTCCGCGACCCGCTGCGGATCCCAGACCGGCCCGGCCTCTGCCCTGGTATCGCCATCGGAGTGCAGGTTCGTGGTGTCGTTGGGGTCGCCTGGCTGCGGACGCCGACGTGCTGCGATCCAATCTGGATCGTTGTTCATCACCCGCTGCAGGGCGGGCCGATCCGGTGCCGCCAGGGCCGCGTCGTGCATCGCCTGGTTCTCGGGGGTGAGCACCTTCGGCCGTCTGGTCAGGCCTGCGTCTGCTGGGTCGAGCTGGGAACCGGCACCAGGAGGAGTCACGTCTGCCGCCTCCGCTGCCGCCGCCCGCTCTTCTGCGTCCAGGCGCACCCCCTCCGAGTCAAGGGCCTCCGCGAGCGTCTGCTCGCTCAACGGTCTGTTCTCCCCTGCCGTGGACCTCCGTATCGGGAACGCCTCGGGGCCCGTCCTGGTGCCTCCCTGGGCCGTCGTGGGATCTCTGAAGCGGGGGTCCAGGTCCCCAGGTTTCTTGATCTTGCCAGCGAACGGTGTCGCGCCGATCAGTGCGCTGGCCACGATCCCGAAGACGAGGTTGTTCGCTCGCTGCTGGGGGTTCTCGGCCTGGTACGCGAGATCGAACGGGATCCCCTCGACGGCCGCCTGCAGCATCCTGGTCCCACGAGTGACCGGGACGTTGGGGTTGAACGACTGCAGGAAGGCCCGCGTCCTCGTGCCCCTGGCAGCCATCGTCGCCGTCGCGGAGACGCCCACGTTGGTCAACCTGATCATGGCCCCGGCCGCTCCGAGGAAGCCCACGGCACCACCGACCTTCTCCCAGCCGGTGCGGTCCAGGGTGTCGAAGAGGTCCGTGATGGTCAGGGCCGTGGGCTCCAGACCGAACACGCCCCTGACTGCGGTGGTGGCCTTGTCGATCAGGTCGTTCACATGGCTGTCGAAGCGCCCGCCGGTCTCCGCGTCGAGGAACGCACGACCGGCCGAGAGGGTCATCCTGACAGGCAGCGGGATCTTCTCGAACCTGGTCTGCAGCTCCTCCCTGGACTTCTCTATCGCAAGCCTGAGACGGTCGTGGTCCGTGACGGGTGTCCTGGCCGCGTCCTCAAGCGGTGGCGGGGGAGGGGTGACCCCCGTGCCGGTGGCCTCACGGGTGACGTCGGGCTGGGCGCGGACGACCGTCCTGGCTATGTCTTCCGGGTCGCGCTCCTTGATCCCCATCTCTGCCAACGCTGCTTCACCGGCAGCGTTCAGGGACTCCCCGAGTGACATCGGCTCCTGAACGTGGGGGATCCTGGCGGGCTCTAGTCCGAGCGTCCTCTCGAAGAACCCAGGCTCCTGCCTCTGCCGCTCCAGCACCGCCTCCTGGGCGGTGGGGATCTGCGGAGCTGGCCCAGCATCGGGACGCTCCACGAACCCCCGCTCGAACGGATCGAAGACCTGGGTCTCGGGGTCGGGTCCACCGATCTCCCCGAGGGGCTGCATCTCCGTGGGCGCTCTCGTCTCAATGGGCGGCAGGCCAGCAGCTCGCCGCTCCATCCTGGTGCCACCGAGACCCAGCTCCTCCTCCGGCTCTTCCACGGCCGGTGCCGGGCGTGGCGGCATCCCGATCCGCCCCTCGTCCTGCCGGGGCCCGGTCTCCAGGAAGCCGTGCTGGAACACGCCCTCGCGACCACGAGGCTCTGCCTCTCTGATCACCTCCTCCGGCTCTTGCCCTCGACGTTCAGCGAGGACCCGCGAGCGGTCGGCCGCCCTGGTCTGGTCTTCGGTGGCCGCTACTTCGGGGTCGATGGTGACGAGCATCCGTTCTTGGAGTTGCGCCTCGTCCCGCGCCCTACGCGATGCCCTCAGGGATTCGAGCGGATCGTCTGACGTGGCAGCAGAGTCACGGTCACGCTGCTGCCGGGCACGTCTCAGCTCCGCGAGTGGATCGTCCTGGAGCTGCTGGTTGGTCTGGCCGGTGGCCATGCCTACCTCTCCGGCTCGTCACCCACCTGGGATCCGGGCTGTCCCGAGATCACCGGAGCGGGGCCAGCGGCTCGCATGATCGCAGCTCTGTCGGCTGCCGTGATACCAGGGAAGACCCTGTCGAGTTCGGCGGTCCTGTCCGCGAAGTTGAGGTCTTCGATCTCAGCAGCAAAGCCTGGAATCTCTGCCGAGGTGATGGACTGACGCGGCTCGTTCCCACCCAGGCCTGATGCCTCTGCGGGCCCAGCTCCTGGCTGTGCCGTCCGCGACACCGGCTGCAGGAACGTGCCAGCCATCTCGCGAGCCTCACGCCGTGCGTCCTGGAACCGGGCCAGCCCGACCGAGAACGCCTCTGCGGGGCCCATGTACCCGCCGTCGATCAGCGCCCTCTTCTTCGCCGTCAGCTTCTCCTCGCTGGACAGCTCGTCCGCTTCGATGTCGTCAATCCGATCCTGCATCCGGTCGAGGTCGTCCTGGATGGCTTCCTGCCGGGCCTGCGGGACCGGCCTCAGGAAGTCCTCGAACTGATCCGGGTTGTCCTCGAAGATCCCCGCCTGGGCCTCCGAGATCGGCTTGTTCACGTCCTCGGCCTGCTGCATGATGTCCGCGATCCTGGCCGCTCTCGTGCGCTCGCCACCCGTGGTCGTGGGCGTCTCCCTCCCGGTCTCTGCTGCCGTGTCCCTACCCGACTGGGCAGAGATCGACTGCAGCCGCTGCCTGGCGTCCTCAGGGTTGCGCTGCAGGACGAGGATCTCCTCCTCGGACACACCGGCCTGCCGGAGGGCGTTCGCTATCTCAGTGCGCTCCTCGGCCGTCGCGGCTGCCGCCTGCTCCCTCTCGGGCCTGCCGAGGTCGCGCTCCAGTGCAGCGTCGGATCTGACCCGCTGCTCCCTGCCCCTGGGGTTGAAGAAGACCTCATCGTCCGTGCCGGGGATCTCACCCATCGACCGCCGTGACTGATCTGAGATCTCACTGACTGCCGAGAACGCCCCGCTGATCTGCGACCCCGCTGGCGCGACGGCCCCCACCTGCTGGCGGATAGCCCTCGTGGTGGGGTCGGCCAGGGTGGAGAGTTCTGGGCTGCGAGCGATCTCCAGGCGGGTGTTGAACTCAGCCTCTGCCTTCCTCGCCTCACGGTCCTCCTGGCGGGCGTTGAACTCAGCCCCAGCTCGTGCATCTGCCTGGTCAGCCCTTCGGAGCTGCCGGGCCCGCTCGAAGCTCCTGATGAACGTCGAGAGGATGTCGTTGTCTCTGTCCGGTAGGACGCTGGGTCGGAAGGTCACGAGCCGATCCTATCCCCGATGGCCTCACCGATCCCCTGGCCAATGCCGGGCAGCACCAAGCCACCAGCAAAGCCCAAGGCCTTGCTGAAGAACCCGCCACCCTCCGCGTTCTCCTCGGCCGTGGCCCGGTCGAACGCGCCACCCAGGAGATCCACCTGCTGCCCGAGGAGATCGGAGCCCGTGCGCTGCAGGCCCTGGATGTTCTGGAGGTTCTGCCTCGAAGCCTCCAGCGACTGCTGGGCGATGGCGTTCGAGACGCGCCGGTTGAAGTCCTGGAAGAGGCGGCCAGCGTCCTGCTGGAAGAAGCCGGTGCGGAGACGGCCACGACCGACCGACTGTCCGACGAGGCTCTGGAAGTCCTCGCCCAGGCCCTCGCGAGCTTCGTCCAGGAACCCGGATCCGAAGTCGCTGACCGCCTGGCTGGGGTCGAACGCGAGGGAACGCTCCAGGCCAGCACGGCGAGTTGCAGCTCCTGATCTGTCGGTCTCCTCTGAGAGCCGGTTGAACCGCTGCTGTGATCTGCGCTGCTGACCTTCCGAACTGAAGAACTTCTCGGCCATTATGGGGCCTCCGCTACGAGCGATTCGCGCACCACTTCATATTCTAGTTCCACCTGATCGAATATCAAATCTCCTGCCGCCAGCCCGTTGATGGCCTCGGCCAGGAGCTGGAACCACGCGCCCCTCAGGCCAGTCCTGAATCGTGCCGGGCCGGTAAGCGGGAAGGGCAGACTGAGCCCCATCTCGAACCGCTCCGTCAGCCGGTCTGGTGTGAGGTCTGGCAGGCTGAAGATCAGCCGCTCATCTGGCTGTCCGTTCGTCCCGTCGAGGGGCACGAAGTCCACGATGGGCGTGAGCCGGATGTCCACGGCCATGTCGTGGGTGATCGTGATGTAGACGTTCTTGAAGACTGCCTCGCCGCTGGCCCCGGCAGGAGCGACCGCGTTGCTGAGAGCTGACGGCACGTAGGCGACCGTGTTGTCCTCGAAGCCCACGCCAACCTCAAGGACGCTGGCCTCGACGTCTCTGCCCCCGTAGAAGAGGGTCGGAATCGGGGTGCCAGTCATACGACCACCAGATCCACGAACCGGACCCCGCCAGTCAGAGCCCACTCACTGTCGTAGCGGTTCGAGAAGGGGATGACCGACCCGAAGCAACGCACCTTGTGGGTGATCGCGACCCGAACTGCGTCCCCAACGAGGAAGCCCATGCTCGTGATGTTGTGGGAGCTGAAGCCCGACACGTTGGGTAATGCGACCGTCTCGAAGGTCCAGGGGACGGCTGCGGTGAGGTTCCTGAGGTAGATCTTGGTGCTGTGGTCTCCTGGGGGAACGCCCGCAGCGGTGGGCCTTGGGCAGGTTCGCAGGCCACCACTCCCAGCAGTTCCGTCCGGTGTGTTCGTATTCTGCCAGAACAAGTTCAGGAAGAAGAAGCCGCCAGCGATAATGATACCGGCCTGGCTGATGGCGTCCTGATTTTGCGCGTCAGGACCAGCGTAGCACTGCAAGAGGTTGCTGGCGGGGATCTGGACGTTCGCGCCCTTCGTGAACTGCATTTGGTAGGAGTTGAGCTTCTCAATCTGGGGCGCGGGCAGAGCCTCGCCGTCCGTGAAGTTGTCTTGGAATCGGAGCGGGTATCCGGGCGATGCAGCGTTGTAGGTCGCACGGAAAAACGGGCCCGTAACCCCCGGAACGAAGTCACCCCTGAGTGGAGGCGTTGGGTCCGAGTCGCTCGCGGTGCCATCCGGGGACGTCTCAGGACCAGCCTCCTGAACCGTCAAGAAGACGTTGATGTCGAGCAGCTCGTGGCCAGGAGGTAGGATGGTATCGACGTTCATCCGGGAGTCGTTGCTGTTGAGCATCTCCCAGAGCCCATCGTTGTCACCTACGCGCTCCCTGAGGACGATGGGGTCTGCTATCGTGGTGGTGGATCCCTGACTGGCAACGGGCCAGTCGTCTGGGTCGCTGGACGTGTAGCCAGGCGAGAACTGCCCGCCCAGGATGTAGCGCATACTGAACTTGTAGTCCGTGAGCGGTTGGATCGCCTTGCCCGAGGACTGGCTCTCTAAGGTGACCGTGACGATCTGAAAATCCTGGGCATTGGCCGGGACACGCCCGGTGAGTGTGTAGTTCGCCCCACCGTCTTCCGAGACGTGGATCTCAATGTCTTCAGCGCCGATCTGGCCGACGTTCTCGAAGAGGATCTCCACCTGGATGGCCATCGCCGGGCCGACCCCGAACGCCAGGGTAGTCGTGGGCTGGAACTGACGGTTGTCTGTGAAGTTGATAGTAGCGGAGGTCGTGCTGAGAGCGATGAGGTTACCGACTGAACCTGACGTTCTCGCTCTAAGGAGGATGCCATTCGGACCCCCGGATGGGGACGATACCGTGGGGTGTGGTGTCACGGTCGAGGCCGCGTAGTCCACACCAGGAGTGCCCGTCGCGTTCAGGACGTGGAACAGGTTGGTGTTTGAAGCCTGCCGATCTATCCCGATCTGCAAGTTGCCATCGACGTCCGTCAGCACGGTCTGGTAGGTGTAGACCTTCCCGTCAATCGTGACCGTATCGCCGTCCAAAACCTGGATGGGAAAATTGGCGTTCGCTTCGGCCTCATCATCGAACACCAGGTCCTCGGGGGCTCCAGCGGGTGGCCCGCCGCCGCCAGCCTGGGACTGAGTGGAGAAGAACAGGCCAGAGGACTGCGCCACCTCACCCAGCTCGTAGTAGCTCCACCGGGGACGGTTCGGATCGCGGATAGAGAGAGCGTAGACGCGCTGCCCCCAGACGAACTGCACGACCCTGGTACGCGGGTCATAGGCGGCGAAGGCGTCCTGGGGATCAGACTCAGCCACCAGTGAGGCCGGGTCAGGCCCGCCGATGTCGAGCGGTACGGCGATGTCCTTCGACGGCCCGCCCGTCGTGACCCTGGGGCCCTGGGTGGACCAGAAGAACACGTTGCCCGCGATGCTCACGGCCAGCCTGCTGCCCACAGCTCCGAAGAGCGAGTCGGCCAGGCGTATGCCGAAGGTGTCGGGGGAGTACCCGAAGATCTCGTAGGTCTCCGTCTCCTTGAACACCATCAGGGTGGGGCCCGCACTGCGGCAGACCATCACGGTCTCGCCCTGCTGGCCAGCCTCGAAGAAAGCGAAGTCCTCGAAGACCCTGCTGTTCCCGGAGTTGCTGACCCTGACCACGTCTCCGCGCACCGGGTCATCGAAGTTGCCGTAGCCCCAGCCGAAGATGTACGACAGGTGGCGCACGACCCCACGGAAGAAGACGTCCCGCTGGCCGTTGATGCCGTCCAGGTCAGCCTGGAGGTTGGAGAGCTGTGGGTGATCCTCCGGGTCGTAGACCTGGGTGACGATCCGAGAGGTCGGGTTCGGCTCATCGTGGGCGATGAAGAACTTGTTGTCGGAGTCGGCCCCGATGATGATCGGCGGCTCGAATGTGACGCCTCCGTCGAGCGTCCCGAGGAGGCCGACTGCGACTGGTGCCGTCCCGTCGATCAGCATCCGATTGAGCCACACCTCCCGGTTGCTGCCGCCCGTCGTGTTGTAGCCGACGCCCATGGCTGCGGCCTCGGAGCGCAGCGGTTCGAGCATGACCGTCACATCAAGATCGGTGGGCCCATCATCCTGGAGGACGCTGGCTACGGCCAGCCCCTGTCGGACCTGTGCCTTGCCGTCGAAGAGGGAGACGTTCCTCAGGTCCTTGAAGCTGGTGGGCCTCACCACCATGACGCCCTTGGATCGTTCGAGGCCCTCCCCGTAGGGCAGCGTGAGGATCTTCCGGTCTCTGTCGGCCATCAGCTCCAGCCAGTGGGGGGAGCGGGGGGTGCCTGGAAGAACGCGCCCTGGAGGAAGGCTTCCATCTCCAGGATCTGGGTGTCTGACACTTCGATGTTGTGGCCAGAGTACCACGCGAGCTTCATCGGGGAGCCCTCAAAGAAGCGGTAGTTGCCGATCATCATCGTAGGATAGGTGATGAGGGTTCCGGTGCCAATCGAACTCCCCACCTCCACCCCGTTCACCCTGATGATCCGACCCCCATCTCCGGCCCTGCAAGTGATCTGCAGCCTGTCCCCTTCAGCCACGAGGCCGGGAGCGGTCCTGGTGTTGTCATCGCCGCCGCTGTCGTTGTAGTCGAACGCCACCGTGCCGTCCTGGAGGATGGCGACCAGGAGGTTCCTGCGGACCCGATTATCGTTCCCACCGAGGAGGACGATGTGGCCTTGCGTGAGGTCGGTCGCTTCGCATACGAGGAAGACTGTCACGCGCCGTCCTTGGGGGTCTCCCTGTGGCCCGGCGTTGTAGCCGAGCCCAAGGCCACCGTCGAATACGTCCATGCGACACGAGAGGGTGGAGAAGTCCACCACACCCAGCGCCCGGCCATTCGGATCCCAGCCTTTCTCCTCCCAGGTGGGGCGCGGGGAACCGTTGCCGGTTACCGTTACTGCCCCCGGCACGGTGCTGCCCGAGTCGTCGGGCCAGGTCCCGAAGAAGCCCGACCCCACCGGATTTTCGACAAGCGGGAGGGGCTCAGGCCCCCTGGAGTCCAGTTCAATCCTCTGCTCCGCGATCACCGGCTGCACGGGAGGATCGACAGCGGCGGTCCAGGGCGTGTCACCAGGGACGATGATGGGAGGGGGCTCGAACTCCCACTCCGTGCCGATGGAGATCTGGAAGGTAAACGCCAGGAACCTCTCGTACTCTGCGATCTGCTGCGTGGTGAGGAGTCCCCCGAACGCCGCGAAGTAGACGATCAGCCGGTCTAGGCCACCGACCACACCGACGCCCGGCCCAGCCTGCTGTGGCTGAGACTCGCCCAGGGAGGGTCTGTTCATTTCCTCCAAGAGGCGGGTCGCGCTTGTGTTCCTAGCTATCTCTTTGCCGTTGAGCCGCATGGTCGCCCCTGTCCGTGGCCCGGTGAGTGCGGAGTGCGTCACTGTGATGATGACGCTGTCGCCAGCCTTCACGAGCCCCGGTGCGCTCTCCAGGGAGTAGGAGCTTCCAGGCTGTACCGAACTGCCGAACGACTCCTCATCCATGTGGTGCATGGCCACCGAGCCATCGGATTGGACCCACACGCTCGTCTTGAACGGGTTCCCAATCACCGGGATGATCCCCGACGTGCCACCGAAGAGGCAGGCGTGTTCCGAGATGTCCGTGCAGCGCATGACGCCGATGTAGCTGTACTCGTTCCCCGGCCAGTGGGTGTTCTGGGGGTCATTCCCGCCACCGTTCCAGGCGACACTGGTCTGCTGGAGGACGGGAGCGCCGGGGGGCTCGCCCACGAACCTGACGGCGTCGATCTGGCGCTTGAGGTTCCACCCGTTCTTCACGAAGAGGACGTTGCCCGCGCCGAAGCCAGGCAGGATACCAGCGTCGGTGCGGCCCTGGGGGTCGGTTATCTCCAAGTCCTGCCAGCCCACCCCGCCCTCGTCCCCACGGATGTTCTCCTCGTTCGCGTAATCCATGCCGTCGCTGCGAATTTTACGGACATCGAACTCCACGATGGGCCGGAAGAGGTCGGTCGGCTTGGGAGCCGGGCCCTCGACGGTTCCGGGGAGCAGAGGCAGCGGTTCGGGGATCCAGATCGTTGTACCGGGCGGGAGGATGTCAGAGGGCACCGGAGGGGGCTCAGTCAGCGGATCGGCGGTGAACGCGATGTACGCGACCCGCTGTTCCTCGGTGGCCGCAGCCAAGCCCACACCCCAGCCCATGGCACCGAGGATGCGCCTGGCAGCGGCGAGACTGTTCACCGTAGCGTCAACGCTCACGGGCTCGTCATCTAAGTCCCCGAACCACGACGTTATCTGCCAGTCGTCCAGTGAGGGTGAGGTGAGGTTCGCCGTCCTCCGAACCCGGATCCAGGCCCACTCCGGGACCTGCACGGCCTCCTGCATGAGTCCGCTCAGTGGGACGCCCGTAGAGCCGTTGATGTAGGAGAGCGTCTGGCTTCTGTACGGCCCGCTGTCCTGATGCTGAAGCGCCCCGCCGATGAAGTTCATGTCAGAGGCAGGGAAGCCGACGAGGCCCGCGAGGTTCCACACTGGCCCGTTGCTCGACCAGTTGAAGATCGTGCCCACGTTATACATCCGGCAGAGCATCTCACCGAAGATGATCTGGTTGTCGAAGCTGTCGAGCCCGAACCCGTAACCTTGTTGGCCGCCAGCGTGGCCGGTCATCTCGAAGTAGTTGCCTTCGACGGGGTCGTTCGCGATGGCGACTGCGGTAGGAGAACTCGTGCCGATCCCGAACTCCGTGATGCCCGAGGGGAGGCCAGCGGCGACCTCGAACTCGCTGAAGTCAGAGGCTCCTACGAGGATCCCGTTGACGGTCGTGGGGACACCTGACGGGACGCCCATCTCTACAACCTCTGAGCGCCGCGCACATCTCCGAAGCGGGAGACCTGGACACCAGCGTAATCGGCCACCTCGGCCAGGAACGCCTCCAGCATCTGCCCTGCATCCACGGCCAGGTTTTCGAGCGCGGCCACCTTCTTGGAAGCGTCCATCTCCAGGGTCTGGGAGATCAGCCAGCGCGTCAGGTCGTACACCAGAAGCTCCTGGTACGCGAGCGGCAGCTCCACTTCCTCGAACCCCGTGAGGGGCACGGCCTTGGTCTCCGGGAAGTACCCGTAGTGGATGACGATGGTGGCCACCCCAGCCAGGTCCTGGCCGACCCCCTGGAGGATGAAGTTCCTCAGGGTCATGCGGGGAGCGAGTTCAACCTCGGGGTCGCTGATGGAGACGATGTTCACCTGGTCTCCGTTCTGCAGGGTCGGATGCGTCCCCGGATCTCCGATCTCCACCCGCGTCACGTTGGCGGCCGGATCCACGTCAGCCGCTACGTCCAGGTCCTTGAGGTTGGCACGGAACTCAGTGTCTATCGGCCCCTCCGAGTTCACCCCGAAGTAGTCGGGGTTGAGCCGACACGCCGCGCTGAACAGCTCCTGCTGCCGGATCTCAACCCGCCGAAAGAGGACACGCTCAGTCGAGGGGTACGTGACGCTGAAGTCGAGCCCTCGGGACTTCGCGTTGTCCACGATCTCCTGGAAGGTCATCAGGCTCCCCCGGTGAGCATCGGCAGCAGCGTCTCGACGTCAACGTGCTTCATGTGGCCGAACCGCCTCTGCAGGTTGGCGGTCGAGTGCTGCAGGTAGCTCGCGAAGACCTGGGCCCACTGGTTCCGCTCTGACTTCAGCAGCTCCAGCTCGCTCTCACGGCCGTCCTTCAGTGAGAGGTAGATCGCCAACTCGTAGATCATCAGATCGGTGTAGGCGTCATCCCAGTCGGGATCCAGGACGCCAGTCAGGTCGTCTGGGTTCGGATCGTCGGGCCTCTTCGAGAACCAGAACGTCAAGATGTCGGTGTCCCCCGGAGGGTTCGACTGAGCAGCGTCGGCCGTGAACAGCCCACCGAACTCGTAGAGCGAGATCTTGGGCTCCGCTGCCAGGCGGTCATCGTAGGGGACCACGACCACCTCCGCGAAAGCAGCGTCCTCAATCCTGAAGATCGCGTTGGCCGCCTCCGGCCGCTCCCACTGCCCGGCCACGCCGGTCACGGGCAGGCTGGCCGAGAAGTGGATCGGGTTGATCCGGGCCGCGAAGGCGTAGACCCCCGCCAGCTTCCGCTTGACGACCGCCAGCAGCTCGACCGCCTCGTTGGCGATGGTTTCGGGCTGGTTCTTCGTGCTCGTCCCGTAGGCTCCGTCCAGGATGTCCTGGACCGTGGTGATCGCCGCCATCAGCCAGGCCAGACGTCGAGAGTACCAGAGGCCTGGGCCGCCTTCTGCTGTGCCACCGTGGCCAGGAAGTCCTTCTCCATCTTGTCCGCGTCGAGCAGCACGTTGCCTCCCAGCTCCTGCCTGATGGCCATCTTGTTCACGAGGGCCCCGATGTAGGTGTCCTCGCCCCAGTCGGGCAGGACCAGGACGTCTGAGAGCCTCTCCAGGCGTCTCGGCACGAGCACCAGCTCCAGGATGATCTGGTCGAAGTTCCTGTAGTTCGAGGCCCGCCGTCCGAGGAAGAGGTTGTTGCCCTTCAGGTAGGCGAACTTGTGGTTCATGTCCAGCTCGCCCCGGAGCGTAGCGTCCACCAGGTCCATGGGCTCCTTCAGATCGACGTTCACGTTATTCCGCAGCAGGACGCCTGGCAGGACGTAGGTGTTGGCCGGGAGCTTCACGCCAGCGTTGAAGTCGTCCAGCGGCAGCGCGATGATGAGCTGAGAAGCGCAGAGCGGGGCGTTCACCCGTGCGATCTTCGAGGTGATGTTGCGCTGGTAGCTGGAGAGGAGCCGGAGCAGCGTCCCGTTGGGGTGCTGCCGGGGGTTGAAGGCGGGGTGGGCATCCCGCGCCTCGTTGATCACCGTCGCAGCCGTGAGGCTACCGAGGTTGCAGACGTTCGTGATCACGGCTGGGATGCAGGACAGCACCTCGACCCATGAGACCTGACCCTGCTGGGTCACGTCGGCCGGGTCCGGTGTCATCTCCACGTAGACCCCGAAGGCGGCAGCGTCTCCGGCGAAGTCGCCGTAGTCGAAGATGACCTCGAACTCCATGAACTCAAGCTGGGTTTCGGTGCTGAAGCCGAAGATCTCGGAGCCCGACAGCGACTGCTCGAACAGCAGCGTCGGGTCGTCCACCCCGAGGTCGGCCACGTCGGCCAGCCCGATCCGCACTGCGATGGGGGCCACCGTGAGGATCTCGCTCCAGCGCAGCCTGACGCGGACCTCTATCCTGCCCTGGGATCCGTAGGGGATCTCCAGATCAGGGAGGCCCAGCGCGACCTGGGGGTCCTCGCTGTTGAGGACCGGGGCCGTGATGAAGACCGAGTCATCGGGCTCCACGTCGTTCACCTTCGAGAACAGCGGAGCTACCTGCCACTCAGCCGCCGGGAAGCTGGCGATGTCAGAGGTGGGTCTCACCAACCCCATGATCTACTCCGGTTACAGTGCGGCTTCGATCTCGGCCTTGCGGTCGTCTCGGTCCTCGTGCTCCATCTCGAACTTCAGGAAGAGCCTGAGAGCGCCCTTCCTCGCGCCTGCCGGGCGCAGCATCTCCTGGGTGTAGAGACCTTCGTAGAACGCCGCGTTGCCCTCCAGCGCAGCCTCCAGCTCCTCCAGGCTCGCTGTCACGGGAGCCTCTATGATCTCGGCCTTGGATGCAGCCTCCTGGGACGCCTTCTTCTTCGCCTTCTTCACGGACGGATCCGAGCGGCTGTCCTTCGCGCCGTCGTCCTTCCGGGCCAGCAGCCTCCGCTTGGCCAGCACATCCCCGATCACGCGAGACCCGAAGTGGGAGGACTTGGTGGCGACCGCCTCGGCTTCCTCGGCCGCCTTCTGGTGGCCTATGACTCTGTTTCCGAAATGGCTCATGTCAGGTTTGCTCCCACTGTGACAGGTCGCGGATTCTGGCGTACCAGGCGACTGAACAGATACCGCTCGTCTCCAGCCAGCCGGTGAACAGTAGCCGCCCGAGCCCGGAGACGCACATCGTCATCCACGACACCCGAGTCAGCGATCTGCATCCTGATCTTCTCGTTCTCCGCTCCCCAGTTCCGGTAGACGAAGTCAGCGAAGGTGAAGTCCTTCAGGATGGCATCGAAGTCGGCCCCCTCGTCTCCGAAGCGGTACTTGCCGCAGAGGGCGAACCCCTGCTCTTGGAGACGCCAGCGACGGACGATGGCCTTGGCATACTTCCGCTCTTCGATCACGCCCGTCTTCGAGTCCCTCATCCTCTCCAGGGTGTCCCTGGCGATCTCTCGGGCCGGGGCTTCTGGCTTGACGATGCCCACCCACCACCAGCCGTGATCCACGTACAGGAGTTCGGCCATCGGATGGACTTCCCGGAGGAGAAGGAGCACCGAGTCGGGCGTCTCCTTCTCCACCGGAATGTCGATGAAGCGTTCAACCATCCTACGGAACGAACTGCGGGCTGGTCTGGCTCACGGAAGTGTCGCCGCGACCCTCGGTCCCTGCCGGTGACGGCCTGATGTCACAGACCCCGATCCCGTTGGTGAGAACTGCCGCGCCATCGCTCCGGGCGCTGACCACCAGTAGGTCGCCGCCTGGCCCACCCGCGCCGTCCAGGATGCGCGTACCGGAGGCATCCTTGGTCTTCTGGCCCAGCGTAGCGTTCACCCACTGCGGATCGGCTGCTATCGCCAACGTGGCGACGTGGCCGTCTTGGGGGGCGGTGTTGAAGTCAGCCACCAGGGCCGCATCCAGGTTGGTCGTTCCGCCGATGAAGTCCCCGCCCACTGCATGGAGCGTGGCGATGGCGATACGTCCTTCGTTGCCGGTGGAGGTCGCGCTGGGCCTGACCGCTGGGGCGTTCGCCAGGGCAAGCTCTTCTGTCGCATACGCCTGGATCGCGCCGTTCACGAGAACGTGGAGGGATTCGCCGTTGTCGATGATCACGGTGAACACACCCCAGAAGCCATCCAGGACCGTGAAGGGCACCCCTGAGAACCCCTGAGACTGGGAGCCTTGGTTGTTCAGGATCCCCTCGTCGTTGAACCAGAACTCTTCGACGGTGAACGTGATCGCCGTTTGCTGGCCGAGCTGTGGGCTCCCAACCACCGCTCCAGGCGGGACCACCTGGGCCTTTAGAATGAGAGCCGCAGTCGCCACCACGTCGGCATACGCCTGCAGATCGGAGATCCGGTAGTTGTACCGGGGCTGGGTCGCGTAGATCGGTTCGTCCTGATCGACGCCTGCAGCGGGGACACGAAGGGGGATGCTCAGAGCCCTGCGGAGGGCGATGGCGTCACGATGGATATTGCGATCCTGCAGCATGATGATTCTCCGTTTTTTCAAAGCCAATGATGTGGCCCTGGGGGGCTCTCACCCCCCAGGGTTCTCCACCTGCTGACTACTCGACGCTTAGAACGAGGCGTCGAGGTTGTCGATGCGGACGTTCTTCCGGGGAGCGATGCAGAAGAGCTGCTCGTACATATTCCCGGTCGCGTAGAAGGCGTCCTTCCGCCCTACGCTGTCCGTGACGCGGTTCCAGATCGAACCCGTCCGGTCGTCCCAGTCCCACGTCCCGAGCGTCAGACGACGCCAGGTGTCGGCCTGGAGCCCGAAGGCCACCTCGGGCGGTAGTTTCCGGGCCACCTTCAGCATCACTTCCCGGTCGCCCAGGATGATGCTCAGACCGTTCTTCCCGCCTGCGAACGAACGCGGATCGTTGAAGACCCGGTCGCCCTTCAGGGACTGCCAGTACCCGCGAGCTGCGGAGCGGGACGAGATCACGGTGTCGATCCTACCGGCACCCTTCACGCCGACCTCGTCGTCCGCGAACGACAACAGCTCCTCTGTGAGCTGGCCACCCCAGGCTGCGTCGGATCCATCAATGATGATGGCCTTCCACAGCCGGGACAGGGGGCCCGAACGCGAGATGTTGTTGTACGTCGCGATGATCCCACCATCGTCCGCTCCGGCCATCAGGCCAGCGATCTCTCGGTCCTCTCCACCAGCGGTCAAGGTCGATGCTCCGGCCTCGTCGCCAGGGAACAGATAGATGTCTGCTCCGGCCGCTACGACGGCGTCGATGAGGGCTTCCAATCCGGTGAACTGGATCGTGTTCGTGTCCTCATCAATGTCCGTCACCTGCAGCGCCTGGTCGCCACCACCCGTGATGAGCGTCTGCCCATCGGCGGCCGTGTCGAACACGATCCGCTCGCCTTCGAGGAACTGAAGGAAGGCATCCGTGAAGCCGTCCACTCCGAGGGAGCGGTTGACCTGGATGTCCATGGTGGTCACTGAGAGCTTGACCGGGGTCAGCTCCGCTCGTGCCTTGATACCGGCTCCGAAGCCGATATACATTCGGTCGATCTCGTTCACCAAACGAGTCACCAGATCTGGGAGCGCCCGCTCCATGTAGTTGATGAAAGCGCCTTCGTCCCCAACCACTCGCCGCATCGTGTCGCCGGTCATCTCCACGGTCCCCTGGATCTTCCGAAGGAAGAGCCTGGAGTTCTTGAAGACGGGGTCGTCGGCTTCCGGGATGTACTCGTTCTCTGCCCGAGCACCCACACCTGCTGGGAGCTGGAAGTAGTGAGCCATCTCAATGAACCGACCGCCGGTCGTCTCGTCCACGCTGACGTTCATGTCAGTCTGGAAGATGGACAGCAGCTCGCTGTCCTCTACGATGTTGGTGATCAGGGGATCCGAGAAGATGATCTTCATCGCCTCGGTAATGGCATCAGTGGTGGTCGTCGCACTGGACATAGTCCCCAACCTTTATTTCAGAGGGTCACTTGTCAGGGAGGAACGCCGCCAGGCCCTTCTTCCTGGCCAGAGCGATGCTCTCCTTGATCGTCATGCCCGCTGGCAGCTTCGTTGGTTGGGTGGGTGCAGCCTTCTTGCCTGCTCCAGGCGCTGCCGCCACGCTCTTCCGTTTAGCACTGGCCCTAGCGAGTTCTTTCCCGCTCTTCGGCTTTTTCTCAGGACGCTTTTTCGTCGTGATTTTGCCACGGCTTCGGGAGCCGTCTTGGACCGCTTTCCTCGCGTCGAGGGGGTCGATCCCGTTCGTTTCGAGTCGTGCAGCCAGGATCGGCACGAGGTCTTTGACGTCGAGCTTCTCCAGCTTGTTCCTAGTGATATGGTCGGTCGTGTCGCGAGTCAAGTCTGTGATGAGCTGCTCGCGCCTGGTCCCGTCGATGCTGTCTGGGACCATCAGGTCGATGGCATCGGCCATCTTCCGGCCGCTCTCAGCGTTCTCTTTTCGGATTGCCGACCTCTTCGTGAGCTTGTCCTTCGCCTCCAGGCGGCCCGCTTTGATCTCGGCCCGGAGGGTGCGAAGCTCGCCCGTGTCGCTGAAGAGCTTGTCCACCTGGCCGCTCACCGAATCCCAGACCTCAGGGAGGGTCAGCAGCGCGAGAGCCACCTGACTCAGCTCCTCTTTGTTCTCCGTGTACTGCATGACGAACCCGGCCGGATCGACCGCGAACTCCTCACTCAGCGCGGCCATCGCGTCCTCGGAGGCACCCATGGCCACCTCGCGCTCGCGAACCTCCTCGCCGCGCATGAAGCCGCTCTTCAGGTGGGCGATCCGCTCCGCGATCTCCTTGTCCTCGACCACCAGTTCGATGTCTTCGGAGTTCGGGTGGCGGCCGGGCACGGAGACCGTGATCGGCTCGTCCTTGGCCTCCTCGTCCTCGGCCTCCTCCTCCCCCTCTACCTCATCGTCGGCATCTCCGGCATCGCCTTCTGCATCCGTCTCTCCCTCCTCGCCCTCTGCGTCCTGATCCCCTTCCTCTTCAGCTTCCTCCTCCCCGCCCTCTTCTTCTTCTGCCTCTGACTCACCCTCAGACCCGGCATCGTCCTCCTCCTCCTTGTCATCGACCATGGCCATCATGGTCCCCTTGTCGGCCAGGACCTCACGGGCCTTGGCCAGGGCCTCTTCGATGGTCGGTGGACCCGTCTTCTCCTCTGACTGAGACTCGTCGGTTCCCTCGGCCTCGCCGGTTCCCTCTTCCTCTCCTGCCACAACGACCTCCTGGTTGGTGCGGGTGGCCTATTGGCCCGCCGCTGCTGGTGCCTCGGCAACGCTCTCGGGGTTCCTCGTCGCGGAACCAGCCGGGACTGCCGATTGTGATGTGGATGGCCCTTCGGGCGATCCTGCTGCGCCTTCACCTGACGGACTGCCGCTGCCGTCGAACTGGTTGTCACCGGCCTCCCCACCTTCGGGATCGGCCTCGGCTGACTGCAGCGTCTTGATCATAATGTTCGTGATGTGCATCTGACGGTGTGCCTCGAACCCAGCCTGGATCTGTGGGTCCAGCTCCAGGAACTCCGGCGAGGACATGATCTCCTCGTGGGAGAGCAGGTGGACCAGGTCGTTGTACCACTCGAAGACCGGGATCTCCTGGAAGGGCACACCCTGCAGCAGCTTCCCGTTCTCCTGGTCGGCCGTGATCCGGTGGATGCCACCGAACTTCCCAGCTCGCCCGAGGTGAGGGAACTGACTCAGCTCGAAGAACGTGGACACGGCCTCGGGGGTTCCCGGAGGTCCGAAGAGCCCGTTGGCGTAGAGCGCGGTGATGTTCTTCTGCTTCTCGCCCCGGCCCTCGGGGAGCATCGACTCCACGTCGGCCACGACGTTCACGGAGCCTTCCTCGAACATCTCCGGCTGCACGAGGATCGTCCTGGCCACGTTGTCGTCGCCCGCGTAGGAGAGGATCTCCTCCTCGTCGTAGATCACCGGGAAGAGCTGTTCCCAGTCCTCGGCCATGCGAGCGAACTCCTCTGCAGCTCGACGCATCGTCGGGCCCAGGAAGCGGTCGGAGTTGAAGCGCAGCTCCTTGACCAGCTCGCCGCTGGCGTCATCTGTCGGAGCGTCTCCCTCGGTCCCGGCCAGGTTCCCCATCTCGTCAATCTGCTGGGCCATGAACTCCAGGACTTTGTAGGCGTCGTTCGAGAGCGGGGGCGGGGCGACCCACTCGAACGGGGGCACCCGCTCCCGCCGGTTGACGCTGATGGCCAGGCCTGGGCGGTTGGTGATCTGGGTCTCTTCGATGCCGCTCTGGGAGTCGATGATCTTGAGCGGGTTGGCGCACAGGTTCGCGTGTTCGATGATCAGAGCCGCGACCTTGTTGAAGACCCTCTGCGGGAAATTCATCGCCTCCTGGGGAGACGAGCCGCCAGCCGGTCGGCCTGGCAGGCTGATGAACTCGAAGCGCCGGATCGGGCTCGTGTTGCCGTACCTCACGGGCCTGGTCGCGTCATGGAGAACCTGCTTCCGGGTGCAGATCAGGAGACGGCCGCCAGGCTCCTTTTTGGACTCCTGCATCCGGGCGAACTTCGCTGGCTTGTGCCAGAGCGTGAACACCTCGTGGGTCACCTCGGGGATGGCGACATCCTGGCTGAAGTCGGATCCGAAGACGGACGGATCCGCTGCTCCGAAGTAGCCGCTGCCGTAGGTCAGCCGTTCCTGGATCCCGGTGGTGCTGCCGCCCTTCTCGTCTCCCGTGATCTTGATGCCGTAGGCCTCGAAGATCTCGGCCGACGTCAGGAAGCTCCGCACCATGTGCCAGGACTTCTCGTGCCACGGAGCTGGGCCCCACTCGCCTCTCACCTGGACGGGGTTGAGGACCTCGACTGCCAGGTCTCCCTTCCTCTCGGAGTGGGCATCCTCTGGCCCCAGGGGCTGGCCCGTCTCATCGAACTGGAGCTGGCCCTGCTCGTTGAAGCCGACGTTGCCACCGTTCTCCTGGGCCCGTAGGACGGCCTCCTGCTGCTCCGGCTCGAAGCCCTCCATGTCGGCCTCGTCGGCCTGCCCCTCGAAGTCGATGAAGTCGCCCTTGGAGAGGTCGATGGTGCTCTGCAGGTAGACGGTCCCGGCCGGGATGATCCAGGCGCTCGCCCGGTCCCAGATCTCCTGCATCTTCACCTCCCGCCACTTCGTCTTGAAGATCACGTCCTGGGTGGCCGCCAGCATCGCGTCGATGCGGTCGGGGCCTGGGACGAAGGTGATGATCGGGGGGTTCTCGTTCATCCGGGCGTGGGTGATGATGAACCAGGAGAGGAGCTTGTTGAAGACCGGCCGCTGCCGCCACTTCTTCTCCTCGGCCGTCATCCACTGGGTCACGTCCACGAACCGCCCGATCCTCGGATTGAAGACGGCCCACTGCTGGCCCGCCAGCATCCTGATGTTCTCTTCGATCTGCCGGTCTCGCCTGCGGAGGACGTCGTCCTGGGTGTCCCAGTTGTAGACGGCCCAGGCGATGCGGTCGCTGTCTCGCTCGTCCTCTTCGCCGTGCCCGTCGTTCCCGTCTGCCCTGATGTCGGGGATCTCATCGAAGTCGAACGGCTTCCCGCCGGGCCCGATGGAGGTCGAGGAGGATCCGGTCTTCCCTCCGAAACGCGATGAGGCGAGGGCCATGCTACTCCTCCGTGAGGTTCATGGGAGAGCCGTTGCGGATCGCAGGGATGAGCTGCTCGACCTGGCTGTAGGGGAGAGTCCCGAGGACGTCGAGGGCCGCCTTCCACACCGCGATGTCGATGGCGATGTGGGTGGGGTTGCCCGCTCCGGGGTCGCCGTTCGGGGCTTCTGGTTCGGGTTTGGAGTCACTCATCTGGTGGCCGCTTCGAGCCGGGTGATCTCCGCGTCCATGTCCCCTCGGGTGGCGTCTTGTTCGGTTCTGGCGGTCTTCAGCCTGGTGAGCTGGTCTCCGTCACTGTACCGCTTCGCTGCCGGTAAGTCTATCAGCAAACCCCACCATCGCTGGAGGGTGCGGTTGATGTCCGCGTTGTCGTTCGGGTTCCCTCCGTCCTCTGCGACCTTGGCCACGAGGGCGGCCGAGAAGTCATTGAACTCGTCGTCGGTCATCTCGAAGCCGGTCGGCGGTAGCACTCGTCTGGGCATGATTCCTCTAGGGGTCGATGTCGGGGTTGCCCTGCCCACAGACGAACTCGAAGTCGATGGAGTCTGGGTTGATGGCCCCGCCGGTAGGGTTGAAGAGCACGGTGCGGACCAGGTCCACAGCCACCGTCATAAACGTAATCACGAGATCGTCTATCGAAGTCGCATCGCTCACGGGAGCCCACGAGATGATGTGGGTGCCGAGCGGTGTCCCTGGGGCCGCCGTGTCCACGGTCACGGTCCCGTTGCTTGGGACGTTGGGGAAGTCGATAGTCGCCCGCGTGATGAACAGGCCCGTATACATCGTGTCGAATCTACGCACCTGTCGTCTCCAGGATCCGCCACCGTTCTGTCGTGCCGTCATACCAGAGCAGCGCGGAATCACCAGGCCCCAGGATCAGGTCCACGCCGGTCGGGGAGATGATCCGGTTCGTGTCCACACTGCCAACGTCTTGATGCCCAAGCACCAGGTCGAACGAGCCGAT